AAGGCTCTCCACTACGCGCTGATAAACCATAACCCGTGTTTGGGTGCGCGGGATTGTACGGGATTAACGTTGCTTGATAACAACTTGAGTATGCGTCGTATTTCAGCGCGAAATTATACCCAGTCAACACCAACCCGGAAAGCTCTTTCAACAATTGCTCTGGTTTGATCTTTGCTTGGTCGTGTGCGAATTTATCTTCGTCAGATAGATTCCTGTTAACCCATCGAATTTGTTCGTATGCGGGTTTCTGTTCGGGAGAGGGTGTCTTACCATTTTTAGCCATGATACACAAATTCCTTTCGATCTTCATCAGGTTTCTGTTAATTACAGGTTGTAAAAGCCTAGGTGTATTAATGTGTGTTTCGCGGTAGTACAACGAAAAGTAAAGAATGTCGTGTACCGCCTGTATTACTTCCATTCGATTGTTCATGTGCATTTGTTCTCTGAAAAGAGAGGATGTTTAGTCTAGAACATCCTCACCACGGGATAAATATCCCAACACCCAACACATGAGAGGATACACTCTCGTGTGAAAAAACACATGGGACTTAAGTACTATCTAACGCAACAGGATTATTCGTGGTGTACAAAGAATGGCGCAAACCCGCAATCTCTCGCAACGTAGCATATAGAGCGCGGCGTGTTTCTTCGTGCGCACGCTGTTCCCTAAAATACAACACCAGAAACACCAGAGAGAATACCCCTTGCGTCATTAACTGTGTGACTTGTGTCAACCCGTCATTATCCATTGTCACAAACACTCCACTGTCACGTTATGAACACCAGTACACGACGTGAGAAAATAAAACCCGTGACTGAAACGCCATTCGACATTATTGCCGGGAAGATACACAGTATAAACATGATCACTGCGATATGCGGGAATAGGGAACAATGGAATGTCATTATCTAACCACGCAATAGGGGGAACCGTAGCACCATTACCCGGAAGCGCATAAAAACAATCATACTGTAATCCATCAGACGTGCGTGTAATAACGCCGCTGAACGTGACCTTATACGTGACACCGACAATGGTTGTGTGATTAATATCGGTGTCAATATTACTACCACACCCAAAGGTTATACCAATACCAGACCAACCTCCACACGCGGGACAATCACACTCACCCGGTATGCCTTGTTCACCTTGGACACCTTGGACACCTTGGACACCCTGGACACCTTGGACACCTTGGACACCTTGCTCCCCCTGTATACCCTGTTCCCCATCACAAATGGTAGCGAGTATCCTATTATCGTCGCTTGTTTCATCGTCATACCTCCAATAGAGAACGTCGCAACCATTATCCTCGTAAGAGCCAAAGACAGGTGTTCTGGCGTCTGAGGGTGTACACCTCGCAACGATAACATAAGGCATAACATAGTAGCGCGGGATTGTATCCAACGGATACCCCAACCCATCACCTACACCTGTGTCGCGTGTTGTCAGCGTACCACTGCTACTATTCGCCGCCATTAACGCAGTACCTCCGCCTGAAGATGCGCTTGTTCTTGTCGAAATGTTGTGTGTGTGTTCGGGAAGATTGTTTACCGCTATTGTCGTAGTGTTTGAACCTCCCGTGACACCCAGCGCCATTTCCCCAGCGCCGCGCACGAAACGATCCACAAGATTAGGGGTATAAAAACCCGCAACACCCAGAAGTGAACCGTGATATTGCGTGTCAATAACCTCGAATAATTCAGGATAATCCAGAGCGGAATAATGCGAACCATCGCAAAAGAGTAGGTGGCTGGGAAGGGGGAATGAGCCAGCATACGGAATAACAGCACCAACCATACAAGACACGTTTACAACCCTCTCACCACAACTAACTGGTGTCATCAACGACTGACTCAACGCACCAAGCAACCCCTTGATTTCAAGGTATTGATTATCCGTTATTACGCTTTCATCCGCATTTAACCAACGGGTGCGCCATTCCTGATAGTGCAACGCACCCAACAAAACAAGAATCTCCCTATCTGTCAGGTTATAACAACGTTCTGTTGTTTCAGCCGAAAACACTGTGTTGCGATTCAATTGGAGGATTTTACCCGACGAAGTGGAGTGCATCATACCTGATCTATTTCCCCTAACGCGTCAGAAACCAACGCTTCGAGAACATCCCATTCCATATTCGTCGTGGTCGTCCAATTAGTCCTATCTTGCATTAGTGCCAACGCACAAACAATGAGACCTACACTATACCCTGACAAGTCAACAGTTAAACCCGCATAAGTACTGCATAGGTCGTCAATTGCGGAATAATCGAAAAGACTAGCCACGATTATTCTTGGTGTTCCGACGGTGTCCCGATAGAAGCGTAAATGCTTTCTCGCCGTCGCTAATGAAGCATTCGCCGCTCGCTTGGAACAATTCACGATAGGCGATGACAGCGGCGTCAAGTCGATCCACGACATTCATATCAGGACCGGAAGCGGCGATGAAAATATCAATCTTGGCGCCCGGAATTGCGTGGGTAGCACGTTTAGTCGGCGCATCAACAATATCAAACACCAGAAGCGCTTGATTCTCTTTCTGTACGCCGCCAACCGGATACGCAACGGTGTTTTCAACCCATTTTTCGTAATGGTAGTAAGACACAATCTCACAATTGGTAACACCCTCCAACGCTGTCTTAATCACACCAACAGCAGTAGTCGCTCCCGCCGCGTCGGCTACGTCAAGTTCGTATGTCTTTGACGTGGTGTCCCCACCGCTATCCATCAAGTTAAACACCGCATAGAAACCACCGCTGATAAAAGCCATTACGTACACCCTTCCGTGTAAACTTAAACTAGTTTAAGTTTAATTCTCTTTCGCATAGTTGTCAACCAACCCTCGCAACCCAATACAATTAAACCCAATACCCAACCTCATACCTAAAGTACGACTATGTTGGGTACTGTATATACATATTGCAGTAAACTTGTGTCGTTTCATGCGTTTAGGTGTCATCACAAACAGAGGTATATAAAAAGAGCGGGAAGGGGCGTTTTTGTGGCATTAAAGGCATACATAGCACCGGGTTGGGTATTGGGCGATGTTTTTCTTCCCAATAAAAAAACACCCCTATAAGGAGTGTTATTTTGGGTGTTGGTAATGACGGGTGACTAACCCTCAAATACTCTCTTCGGCTCTACATAACTAGCCGCCCAGTCTTCACGCAACACTTGAAAGTGTTTCCAAAGTAACAAACTAACTGCCCGTAAAGGCTCTCCACTACGCGCTGATAAACCATAACCCGTGTTTGGGTGCGCGGGATTGTACGGGATTAACGTTGCTTGATAACAACTTGAGTATGCGTCGTATTTCAGCGCGAAATTATACCCAGTCAACACCAACCCGGAAAGCTCTTTCAACAATTGCTCTGGTTTGATCTTTGCTTGGTCGTGTGCGAATTTATCTTCGTCAGATAGATTCCTGTTAACCCATCGAATTTGTTCGTATGCGGGTTTCTGTTCGGGAGAGGGTGTCTTACCATTTTTAGCCATGATACACAAATTCCTTTCGATTTTCATTAGGTTTCTGTTGATTACGGGTTGTAAAAGCCTAGGTGTATTAATGTGTGTTTCGTGATAGTACAAGGAAAAGTACAAAATGTCATGTACTGCCTGGACTACTTCCATTCTGTTATTCATGTCCGTTTATTCTCTGAAAAGTGAGGATGCTTAGTCTTGAACACCCTCACAACGGGATAAATACCCCAACACCCAACACACACGAGAATAACCCCTTGCGAGAAAATTCACATGGTACTTAAGTACTATCCAATACAGCCGGATTGCTAGTGGTGTATAAGGAATGGCGTAGTCCCGCTATCTCACGTAACGTAGCGTAAAGGGCGCGTCGTGTTTCTTCGTGCGCCCGTTGTTCCCGGAAATACAACACCAAAAACACAAGCGAGAACACTCCTTGTGTCATCAATTGTGTAACCTGTGTAATCCCATCATTATCCATGGTTACAAGCATTCCACTGTTACATTATGAACACCAGTACACGAGGTGAGGAAGTAGAAACCGTGACTAAACCGCCATTCCACATTATTTCCCGGTAAATACACAGTATAGACATGATCGCTACGGTATGCGGGAATAGGGAACAATGGAATATCATTATCCAACCACGCGATAGGGGGAATGGTAGCGCTATCACCCGGTAACTGGTAGAAACAATCATACTGTAACCCATCAGATGTCCGTGTAATAACACCACTAAACGTAACTTTGTACGTGACGCCGACAATAGTCGTATGATCTATGTCTGAGGAAAGGCTACTACCACACCCGAACGTGATACCAATGCCAGACCAGCCGCCGCAAGCCGGACAATCACATTCGCCCGGTATACCTTGCTCACCTTGGACACCTTGGACACCTTGGACACCTTGGACACCTTGGACACCTTGGACACCTTGCTCCCCCTGTATACCCTGTTCCCCATCGCAAATAGTGGCAAGTATCCTGTTGTCGTCACTTGTTTCGTCGTCATACCTCCAATAAAGAACGTCACAACCATTGTCTTCATAAGAGCCAAAGACAGGTGTTCTAACGTCCGAGGGTGTACACCTCGCAACGATAACATAAGGCATAACATAGTAACGCGGGATTGTATCCAACGGATACCCCAACCCATCACCTACACCTGTGTCGCGTGTTGTCAGCGTACCACTGCTACTATTCGCCGCCATTAACGCACTACCGCCGCCCGAAGACGCGCTTGTTCTTGTCGAAATGTTGTGCGTGTGTTCGGGAAGATTGTTTACCGCTATTGTCGTAGTGTTTGAACCTCCCGTGACACCCAACGCCATTTCCCCAGCGCCGCGCACAAAACGGTCCACAAGATTAGGGGTATAAAAACCCGCAACACCTAGAAGAGAACCGTGATATTGCGTGTCAATAACCTCGAATAACTCAGGATACTCTAGCGCGGAATAATGTGAACCATCGCAAAAGAGTAAGTGGCTAGGAAGAGGAAATGAACCAGCATACGGAATAACAGCACCAACCATACAGGACACGTTTACAACCCTCTCACCACAACTAATCGGTGTCATCAACGACTGGCTCAACGCACCAAGCAACCCCTTGATTTCAAGATATTGATTATCCGTTATTGCGCTTTCATCCGCATTTAACCACCGGGTGCGCCATTCCTGATAGTGCAACGCACCCAACAAAACAAGAATCTCCCTATCAGTCAGGTTATAACAGCGTTCTATCGTTTCGGCTGAAAATACCGTGTTGCGATTCAATTGGAGGATTTTACCTGACGAAGTGGAGTGCATCATACCTGATCTATCTCACCCAACGCGTCAGAAACCAACGCCTCAAGGACATCCCACTCCATGTTCGTCATGGTCGTCCAGTTAGTCCTATCTTGCATTAGTGCCAACGCACAAACAATGAGACCTACACTATACCCTGATAGGTCAACAGATAAACCCGCATAAGTACTGCATAGGTCGTCAATTGCGGAATAATCGAAAAGACTAGCCACGATTATTTTTAGTGTTCCGGCGGTGTCCCGATAGAAGCGTAAATGCTTTTTCACCGTCAGAAATAAAGCATTCGCCGCCAGCTTGGAACAATTCACGATAGGCAATGACAGCGGCGTCAAGACGGTCCACAACGTTCATATCAGGACCAGAAGCGGCGATGAAAATATCAATCTTAGCACCCGGAATTGCGTGAGTGGCACGTTTCGTCGGCGCGTCAACAATATCAAACACCAGAAGCGCTTGATTCTCTTTCTGTACACCACCAACCGGATACGCAACGGTGTTCTCAACCCATTTCTCGTAATGGTAGTAAGACACAATCTCACAATTGGTGACACCTTCCAACGCTGTCTTAATCACACCAATAGCAGTAGTCGCTCCCGCCGCGTCTGCTACGTCAAGTTCGTATGTCTTTGACGTGGTGTCCCCACCGCTATCCATTAAGTTAAACACCGCATAGAAACCACCGCTGATAAAAGCCATTACGTACACCCTTCCGTGTAAACTTAAACTGGTTTAAGTTTAATTCTCTTTCGCATAGTTGTCAACCAACCCTTGCAACCCAATACAATTAAACCCAATACCCAACCCAATACCTAAAGTACGACTATGCTGAGTACTGTATATATATATTGCAGTAAACTTGCGTCATTTCGTGTGTTTAGGTGTCATCGTAAACAGAGGTATATAAAAAGAGCGGGAAAGGGCGCTTTTGTGGCATTAAAGGCACGCGTAGCACCGGGTTGGGTATTGGGCGATGTTTTTCTTCTCAATAAAAAAACACCCTTGTAAGGAGTGTTCTTTTGGGTGTTGGTGGTAAAGGTTAGCTAACCTTCGAACACCCTCTTTGGTTCTACGTAGCTGGCAACCCAGTCCTCCCGTAGTACCTGAAAATGTTTCCAGAGCAACAGACTAATCGCACGCAACGGCTCTCCACTACGCGCTGATAAACCATAACCCGTGTTTGGGTGCGCGGGATTGTACGGGATTAATGTTGCCTGATAACAACTGGAATACGCATCCCACTTCAGAGCAAAATTATACCCTGTCAGCACTAACCCCGACAGTTCCTTCAACAATTGTTCCGGGCGTATTTTTGCCGCGTCATGGGCTGTCTTATCTTCATCCGATAGGTTACGATTAACCCAACGAATCTGTTCATAGGGGGGTTTTTGTTCTGGTGATGACACCTTACCGTTTTTTGCCATGATACTTAAATTCCTCTCAATTTTCGTTAGATTTCGATTGATTACAGGCTGTAGCAATCTCGGTGTATTGATATGCGTCTCATGGTAGTACAGCGAAAAGTAAAGAATATCGTGTACCGCCTGAACTACTTCCATTCGATTGTTCATGTCCGTTTGTTCTCTGAAAAGTGGGGAGGTTTAGTCTAGAACCCCCCACTACGGGATAAATATCCCAACACCCAACACACACGAGAATAACCCTTTGCGGGAAAATTCACATGGTACTTAGGTACTATCCAATGCGGCGGGATTGCTGGTGGTGTACAAGGAGTGACGTAATCCCGCTATCTCACGTAACGTGGCGTAAAGAGCGCGTCGCGTTTCCTCATGGGCTCTTTGTTCTCGGAAGTACAGCACCAAAAACACGAGTGAAAACACTCCTTGTGTCATCAATTGCGTAACTTGTGTCAACCCGTCATTATCCATGACTATAAACACTCCACTGTTACATTATGAACACCTGTACACGACGTAAGGAAATAAAAACCGTGACTGAAACGCCATTCCACATTATTTCCCGGCAAGTACACAGTATAGACGTGGTCGCTACGGTACGCAGGAACAGGGAACAACGGAATATCGTTATCTAGCCATGCAATAGGCGGAACAGTAGCACCATTACCCGGCAACTGGTAGAAGCAATCATACTGTAACCCATCAGATGTTCGTGTAATAACGCCACTAAACGTAACTTTGTACGTGACACCGACAATGGTCGTATGATTTATGTCTGAGGAAAGGCTACTACCACACCCGAACGTGATACCAATACCCGACCAACCGCCGCAAGCCGGGCAATCACATTCGCCTGGTATACCTTGTTCGCCCTGAACACCCTGCACACCCTGTACACCCTGCACACCCTGCACACCCTGCACACCTTGTTCGCCCTGTACACCTTGTTCACCGTCACAAACGGTGGCTAAAATCCTGTTGTCATCACTTGTTTCATCGTCATAACGCCAGTAGAGAACGTCGCAACCATTGTCCTCATAAGAACCAAAAACAGGTGTTCTAACATCTGAGGGGGTACACCGCGCAACAATAACGTAAGGCATGACATAGTAACGCGGTATTGTGTCCATTGGATAACCCAACCCATCACCTACACCTGTGTCGCGTGTAGTCAGCGTACCACTGCTACTATTTGCCGCCATTAGAGCATTCCCACCACCCGCACTCGCGCTCGTGCGTGTCGAAATGGAATGGGCGTGTTCGGGCAGATTGTTTACTGCTATTGTCGTGGTGTTCGAACCCCCCGTAACGCCCAACGCCATTTCGCCAGCGCCGCGCACAAAACGATCTACAAGGTTGGGGGTAAAAAACCCGGCAACCCCTAAAACCGATCCGTGATATTGCGTGTCAATAACCTCAAATAATTCTGGGTACTCTAACGCGGAATAATGCGAGCCGTCACAAAAGAGTAGGTGAGCAGGAAGCGGAAAAGAACCAGCATACGGAATAACAGTACCAACCATACACGACACGTTCACAATCCTCCCACCACAACTAACAGGTGTCATCAATGCCTGACTTAAAGAACCGATTAACCCTTTAATCTCCAAATACTGATTGTCCGTTATTGCGCTGTCATCAGGATTTAACCAACGCGTGCGCCATTCTTGATAATGCAACGCACCCAACAAAACAAGGATTTCCCTATCTGTTAGGTTATAACAACGTTCGGTTGTTTCCGCCGCAAAAACGGTACTGCGATTCAACTGGAGGATTTTACCGGATGAAGTGGAATGCATCATACTTGATCTATCTCCCCCAACGCGTCGGAAATAAGCGCTTCTAGTACATCCCATTCCATATTTGACATGCTTGTCCAATTAGTTCTGTTTTGCATCAATGCCAACGCACAAACAATAAGACCTATGCTATACCCTGACAAGTCGACAGTTGCGCTTGCGTAGGTACTGCATAGGTCGTCTATTGCGGAATAGTCAAAAAGACTAGCCACGATTGTTTTTGGTGTTCCGGCGATGCCCCGACAAAAGCGTAAATGCCTTTTCACCATCGCTGATAAAACACTCGCCACCCGCCTGAAACAGCGAACGATACGTAATGACAGCCGCGTCAAGACGATCTACAACATTCATATCAGGCCCGGAGGCGGCGATAAAAATATCAATCTTAGCGCCCGGAATTGCGTGCGTGGCGCGTTTTGTCGGCGCATCCACGATATCAAACACCAGAAGCGCTTGATTCTCTTTCTGTACACCACCCACCGGATACGCAACGGTGTTCTCAACCCATTTCTCGTAATGGTAGTAAGACACAATCTCACAATTGGTGACACCTTCCAACGCTGTCTTAATCACACCAATAGCAGTAGTCGCTCCCGCCGCGTCTGCTACGTCAAGTTCGTATGTCTTTGACGTGGTGTCCCCACCGCTATCCATTAAGTTAAACACCGCATAGAAACCACCGCTGATAAAAGCCATTACGTACACCCTTCCGTGTAAACTTAAAC